TGGGCGATGCAATACGCGCAGCTATTCGGCATCCCATGGCGAACCATCAAGACGGATGGCAGCGATGAGGCCAACGCGGAGGCCGACGCATTCCTTGCTAACATCGGATCAAGCGGATGGGCAAGGCACACGACCAGCACCGAGTTTCAGATCCATGATGCGGTTAAGGGTGATGCTTCCCAACTTCCCCAAATGGTCATTGCTCACGAAGCCGACAGGCAATGCGACATCCTTCTGCTAGGTCAGACCCTCACGACGGACGTAGGGGACAGCGGCAGCCGCGCACTTGGTGACGTTCACATGGCCGTTCGTGCTGACGTTCTCCAATCCGTCGCTTCATGGGTTGCCGGCGTGATTACCGATCAACTCATTCCAGCAATCGTGCGCTTCAACTTTGGCAGCGTCCCGACGGAGGAAATGCCCTATTGCGAAATCAAAGTGCCGGAAGCACGCGACGAGAAATCCATTGCCGAGCGGGTCAAGCTATTGAAGGACATCGGATTGGACATTCCCAAGAAATGGGCACATGAGACGCTTGGCGTCCCGATTCCAGAGCCGGGTGATGAGTTGCTGGAATCGAAGCCGGAAGAGGCACCGCCGCCGCCGCTCAACGTCCCGCAACCGGATGACGACGAGGAAGACGACGAGGAAGGGTTGCGCCCCACCGACGAGATGGCCATAGCCGCCAGCAAAGCACTTGAAATGCGCCGACTCGCCCCACCCGGACAGCGGACCATGGGAGGGCTTGGCATGGCACGCGCAAGGGACATCGCTAACGGCGTGCCGCTGTCGGTGGAAACCGTGAGGTCAATGGTTGCCTACTTCGACAAGGCGGAAACCGTCCGCGCATCATGGCCGGAAGGCGCGAAGGAATGGCAGGCGTGGAACGGCTACGGTGGAGACGCTGGGGCGAAATGGGCGCGGGAAACCCTCGAAAGAACCCAATGACCGCCGATCAAGTCAAAGCCAAGTATGCCAAGCGGTTTCCCGAAATCGCGGAGGCATGGCTTGCGGTGATTGACCGGGAGTTTGCCGACCTCATGGACAAAAGTGAACGCATGACTATCGGCGCGTTCTATGCCGAGGTTGAGGCGTCCCTTGCCCGCATCCCGAGGATGTTTGACGAGCTAGGCATTCAAGGGCTTTCCGAGGAGTTGGAGGAGGCGATTGGTGAGGCGGTGATTGCGGGATTAACAGAAAAGAAACCATGAACACGGGCAAGTCATTCATCACGGTTAAGGTTGATTCGTCGCAGATAGACGAGGCTAGGCTAGATTTCATCCGATTAACCTCCGCTCCCATAAGGCGCGAAGCTGTTAGGATAGGAGCAGAAGCGGCTTTGATTTCTGTAAAGGGGTATTATGGCCGGGGCGGGCGATACATGTGGGAAAACAAATCACTTTCAACGCATGGCCCCGGAAGAACCAGCACCAACTGGTTTTTCCCGGTGGAAAGCGGTTGGCACATTTCCAGCGCCAACGGCACAAGCACGACATTGTCAAACAACACCGTTGGCCTAGCGCACAAGGTCACAGGCGGAACCATCCGAGCCAAGCGCAAGCGATTCTTGACAATCCCGATTGACCCGAGGGCACACGGAAGGAGTGCCGCTGACTTCGCGAGTAAATTCGGAAAACTCTTTGCCGTCAAGGGCGTGCTGGCAATCAGCGATGGGGAAGGCGGGATCAAACCCATCTACGCCCTGCGCAAGTCCGTCACGCACGCCCCATGGCCGGGAGCATTGCCGCCAGAGAGGGAATACGTCGAAGCGTTTTCCGATGCCGCAATCCGTCACATCGTCTCCATCATGGAAACTTAGCATAGACTAAGATTTTTAGCCTAGGCTAAGATTTTATTTGACGGGGTTGATTGTTTCGGGTAATTCCGGCACAGATGCTTGCTACGGAATCAATCCAATCCGGTTTCTCCGCTGAGATTTCAGCCGTGGAATCGTCGATTGTTTACCTGCCGGAAGGTGTCCACGAAATCTCCGCCACCGTTGACGGCAAGCCCCAGAAGCGCAAGGTCACGGTTGACGAGCGCATCCTTGCCGGATTCAGCGATGACCTCAAAGCCCGCCAGTCCCGGAACGTCCGCCCCTTTGGTGGATTCGATCACAAGGAAGGCCCTGCGTCATTCATTCCCCTTGAGTTTCGCTACGAGCGCGGAACCGGATTGATCCTTGACGTTGAATGGACCGCCGCAGGACGCGCAGCAATCGACGGCAAGGATTACAGCTACTTTTCCCCCACGTTCTCCCTCGCTAAAGGCAAGGGCATTCCCGTTGGCCTGCTCAAACGCGGCGAGGTGGGATCACTCGTCAACGAACCAGCCTTTGAAGAAATCGAACGCATCGCAGCCTCACACAACGAAACCATGGACATCCACCACCTCATTGAACTCGGACTCGTCGAAGCGGGTCAAGACCCTGCCACCGCGCTAGAAGCCGCGAAAGCCTCGCTTGCGACTCTCCGCGAAACCGCCTCAACCGTCGAATCGGTGCAGGCGTCAGCAAACGCCGCAACGGAGGAAGTCAACGCCGCCAAGGTTGAGCTTGAAACCGTGAAGGCCGCGAACGTCGAACTCACCACCGAACTCGAAACCCTCAAAGCCGCCAACAAGCAGGCCGTTGAAGCCGCTGCCGACAAAGCGATTGAGGAAGCCGTTCAAGCTGGCCGGATTCCCGCGCAGGATGAGGAAACCAAAGCATTCTGGCGTGAAAGCATCCTCGCCAAGCCCGACAGCGCGAAAATCCTCGCCGCTCTCCCCGGCAAAGATGCGCTGAAAGGTGAAACCATTCTCGCGGGCCGCAAGACCCCAGACGATGACAAGCCGAAAGGAATGGACGCCGTGCAAGCCGCCTTCAAATCCGAACTGGAAGAACTCACCAAGTAACATCTAACACTTTACCCTAAACCACCATGCCTAATAACCTCACTCTCCTTGACCTCGCCAAGCTCAACGGCTCCGATAAAGTCGTTGGTTTGATCGAAGAAGTCGCCACCGTCGCCCCCGAGGTGACGATCATCCCGGCTCGCACGATTCGCGGAACCAGTTACGATACTGTGATTCGCAACTCCCGCCCAACCGTTGCATTCCGTTCCGCCAACAAAGGCACCGACGCCACCAAGTCAAACTTCACCCCGCGCAAGGTTGAGGCGTTCATCCTGTCTTCCCGCGTGGAAGTGGATAAGGCCGTTGCCAAGGCATACGAAGACGGACCGGACGCGCTCATGGCAATCGAAGCCGCTGGCGTGATGGCCGCTGCCCTTGTCACCGTTGGCTCTCAAACCATCTACGGTGATGCTGCAACCTCACAAGGCTTCTTTGGCCTGCAAGCCCTCGCAACCGCGCTTGATGCTGTCATCACCGACGCAGGCGGAAGCACCGCTGGAACGGGTTCTTCGGTTTATATCATCTCCGCAGGAAATCAAGGCGTTCAATACGTTTACGGCACCGGAACCACGTTTGACCTCTCGCCCTTCCGCGAAGGTGACGCTACCGACGCAGACGGCAAACGCTTCGCGGCTTACATCGCGGACCTCACCGCATGGGTTGGCCTTCAATGCGTCAACAAGCACGCCGTTGCCCGCCTCAAGGACTTTACCGAAGATTCCGGTAAAGGAGTCACGGATGCGAAGATCCTCGACGCCTTGCGCCGGATGCCAATCGGAAGCCGCCCAACCCATATCCTTATGAGCCGCCGCTCCGCTTATCAGTTGGCTATCTCCCGCACGATCACTCCAAACGCCAAGGTTGAAGCCGCGACCGGACTGGTCAACGGACTTCCCACCGAGTCGAACGGCCTGCCAATCATCGTCACCGATTCGATCACGGACACCGAAACCTTGTCCTAATCCTCAACCTCCAACTCATAACCACTTACTCCCATGGCCTTCGAATTTAGCAATAACCTCACGGACGCGAATTACATCACCACCAAGGCGCTTCACACCACTGAAGCTCTCTCCAATTCCTTCGACTTGGAAACCATTGTTGGCGGCGACATTCAAGACATCGTGGTGGAAATCAAATCGCCAGCATCAGCCGCAACCACTGGTAAAATCTGCACTTATGTCCTCCAAGACAGTGCAGACAACACCGCGTTTGCAAACATTGACCCGCTGACCTCTACCACCATCACCGCCGCCGATTCCGCGCTTGCCGCCAAAACCATCCGCTTCCGCATGACGCCGAACACCCGGCGCTACATTCGGGTCAAGCAAACTGGCGACACCCTCGGATCGGTTGCAGGTTCCTACACCTTCTCCCTCCTTTTCTGATTTCTGTCGGTTGCTCATTGGTCCCCGCCTCCGGTTTCTGCCGGGGGCGGGCGATGAGCTAACAGATTAACTCCAATGGCATGGACACCCCTAACATCCGCAGGACTTCAAACCCGTCTATCTCAAGACGAGTTCAACGCCTTGCTTGATGAGTGTCCGACGCCGGATGAGAAAATTACCACGATCCTGACGCAGGTTGCGCTAGAGATCGTTTCCCGCGTCAACTCAGGACGCCGCAAGCGCGGGCTTTCCCCAGCTTCCAACAC